AGACGTAGATCAGGCGGCGGCAACTGTCATTGTTAAGGCTACTGCCCCTACGACTCAGGTCAAAGGCACTATCTGGTACGACACTTCTGCTGACAAGATTAAGATTAACACCGCTACTACAGGCTCTTCCCCTAACTGGGTTGAGTTAGGTGTTGGCGCTCCGTGGAATGGAACTGGGTTTAATACTTTGGCTGGCTCTTGTATGTTTCGTGCAACAATGTCTAGCGTACAAACTCTTGATAATACAACACCTACAAGACTTCAGTTTGATACAGAAGTTTTTGACATTGGTTCTAATTACGATAATGCTACAAACTATAGGTTTACTGCGCCAGTAGATGGCAAATACTTTTTTAATGCGGCAATGCGTAGCAGTAGCACACATGGTTCTGATGATGATCTACATATTTACAAAGACGGATCAGCATATGCTAGTGAATCTCAGTTTAACCAAGTGTCAGGCCCAGCCTATGTAACCGCTTCTAACACTATGAATATTAGTTGCATTATGGATATGACTGCTGGGCAATATGCTGAAGTTTTTGCTTACACAGAAACTGGCCCGTGGAATATGAGCAACAGCACTACTACTACATTCTTTGAAGGATACAGATTAGCCTAATGCCTCTAGTACCTATTGAAAACGTAGGCCAGATAGGGATTATTCAAGATACTCCGCCGTACAATCTTCCTCCTAACGCATGGTCAGACGGTAACAATGTAAGACTCCTTGATAACGGCGTAAAGAAAATCGCTGGGTATCAAGAGGTGCTTGCTACTTGCCCATTTGCCCCCTACTACATTCATCCGTATCGAACCGCTAGCGGCACATACTTTTGGTTAGCGTATGGCGCTACAGATATTGCAGTATGGAATGGCGCTAGTTGGGTAGATGTTACACGACAGGCTACGCTACAGTTAAATGGCGCTGTTACTGCGGGTGGGTCTAGCATTACTGTAGATACTGGCGCGGCATTGACTGCTTTACCTACAAGCGGAACGCTGGACATTGGTATTGATACTGGAACCGCTAACAAGTACGAGACACTTACATATACCGCTAGAGACACAGGTACAGGTGTAATTACGCTATCTGGCACGTTAGCGTATGACCATCCTGATAACGCTGTTGTAACGCCTGCAAGCACAACCACTACTTCTGATAGCGATTACACCGCTAACACCACTAACCTACGATGGACTGCTACTAACCTTAACGGTTTGGTTGTAGCAACCAATGGGTCGGATACTCCGCAGATGTGGCCTTTGTCGGCTGGTATTCCAAGTACAGGGGTTCCGTTTATGGAACTGCGTAACTGGCCTGCTGGAAACAAGTGTGCATCTATCAGGTCGTTTAGAACATTCCTTGTTGGATTAAACTGGACAAGACCAAACCCAGAGCCACGACTTGTTAAATGGTCTACTGAAGCGGAGTTTGGTAAACCACCCGCAACGTGGGATGAAACTGATGCTACGCTGGATGCTGGCGAATATGAATTGTCTGATACGCCGGGAGATATCATTGACGGTCTGCCATTAGGTGATTCGTTTATTATCTATAAGGATGACAGCATTTACGTTATGAACTATGTTGGCACTCCCTACATATTCTCATTTAAACTGTTGTCACCAACTATTGGATTGTTATCTAAAGAAGCAGTAGCAGAGTTTGAAGGCGGACATTTCTTTATGGGTAACAGTGACTTTTACCTTTGTAATGGTCAGACTGTAACTCCGCTTTTGCCTAACAAACTGCGTCGTACCGTGTTTGATGAGTTAAACGGCGACAACTACAAAAAGTGTTTTGTAGCGGCAGATTATGTACGAAACGAGATGATGGCTTGTTATCCATCAGGATCGTCTGAGGTTGTCAACAGAGCGGTTATTTGGAACTGGAAGAACAACGCATTTACCTTTAGGGATTTGCCTAACACTTCCCACATTAACTCTGGCGTTATTGACATTACTACAGGAACAACGTGGGATTCTGTTACAGAGTATTGGGATGAAGAGTCTGACCCGTGGGGCGCTACTAACTACGACAATGTAATTAACAACATTGTGTTTGCTGATGTCACTAACACAAAGATATATCGTGACAACAAAGGCAATAAGAACGACACAGCCACTATGACAGCCTACATTGAGCGTAGCGGCTATGATCTTGGCGATCCACAGTCCGTTAAGTTTGTGTCTGCTGTATATCCGCAAATGGAAGTCAGCGGTAATAACGCAGTCAATGTGTATGTTGGCAGGCAGATGAGTACAGAAGAGGGCATTACATGGGAAGGTCCAATAGCATTTAATCCTAACAGTCAATCTAAAGTATCCTGCCGCATTAGTGGTAAATACTTTGGTATTAAGATTGAGTCAACTACAGACGTGGATTGGAAACTGCATGGTCTTGCATTTGAAGTTCAGCAAAGAGGTATAAGAGGATCAAGGGCTTATGGCTAATGCCCCATCAAAAGTTGTAAAGTCTGTAAACCGCTGGACCCCCAATCCTGCTCCGTCCAGCAATGAGAAACTATCAGACTATCTGTTCCATGAACTTAACAGACTGTCAGATGTTATCTTTAACATCGACGTTATGCGTCTTGAAAAGACTCATCGTGACCCATCTGATAATAATGGCAAGCCTAGAGATGGCGATATTCGTTATTCTGATGGATCAGATTGGAACGCCGGTCAAGGCAAAAACCTATACTATTTTGATGGGAC